AGAACTTTTTGCTACATCAGTTTTTCTATAAAAAGCATAATGCCTATCCATGTGAGATCCTTCACAGCTAATTCTGATTGCTTTAATGTTTGGTGTGTAAATATCTCTTGGAACTACTACTGATCCAACATTATTAGTGACGTTAGCTGCTGGATAAATTTGGCAAGGATTAAAAGTTTCATTACCAAGTTCATTAGAATTATAAAGATCTACGTAACCCCATACATCACATCTTGTTTTTTCAAATAATAATTCAACTGGATCGCAATCTAAAGCTTTTGCATAATCTAAAGCTTGTTGTAATGAAAACTGTTTCTGACCTTTTAATTCTCTAAATAAATTTGAGTAATCTTTATTTAATTTTTCTGCAAATCTTTTAGGCGTCATTCCATGTTCAGTAACTTTCTCAAGTAATTTTTCGTTTGTTTTAGCTTGAGGAAATGGAACTCCAATCATTGTCTTATATTTTCTATTTTTTGCTATATTCCATGATGATATAAATAGATCTCTTGCAGCATTAATCTTATCTAAAACAAAAGCATAAACTTCACCTGATTTACCATATATTTTTTGAGTACAATTAATCTCTCTTCTTGGATGTATTTTTTTTAAATAATTATTAACTAAAACTCCTGTCTTTGCATAATTATTAAGTATAACTCCTGGCTTTACTTCAGGAAATAGAGCTGGTTTAAATGTGTATCTAATATAAACCGTTGCATGCTCTTCTTTTAATCCTGATAAAAGAGTAGGTAATTGGAAATCAATTTGGAAATCTTCTAATTTTTTTACAACTCCAGTAGGCTCATTTTTAGAGCTAAAGCCTTTTAGATATTCTACACTCCATGAAACTTCTAGTTTTTTCATATTTTGGAGTCCTATACTAAATTGTACAAAAGTACAACGATTATTGTTGACAAATAAGCTTAAAATAATATCTGATTTGTATGCCTAGAAATAAGATATTTGATGTTCAAAACTCGCCATTTTCCAGCTGTCACCGATCGCAACATGACGGCATATCTTACTGTGATTTAGACGTTTTAGGCATATGTCCAGCATGCGCTAAAATCCTCTTTATTGCTGATACTATCTACAATATTGACGGTAAATATCGAGGTAAATCTAGGTGGCTCAGATCACCATATCAGCAGATAGCTAGTAGCCTGGAAGTACCATATTTCGAGATCTTTTATACTGTCGATGAGAATACAGAAAATAGACAAGTAACCGAATTTGCCATCAGAAGGTTATATCCAACACCAAAGGATATTCAGATCTTATCCACTGATCAGATGCTTAAATACCTGGAGTACAAAGCCATCGTAGAACATGGACCTGATTGCGCATCTATAGATTATTTAAAAAAACGCATAAACGAAAACAAATCAAAACATCCATTCGCAAGGAAATATATGTATGAGCAAATTTTATCTCAGTGATCCATTAGTTCTAACTGAGAACGCCATAGAACCATTGGATTTTAGGATCTACGAATATTGTAGCAAGAACTATGATGTTAAAAAATTTAAACCTTTTATAAGATTAGTAAACATAGCTGGTTGTTTTCAGATCTCATTGGAGCAAGTCCAGGCAGCATTACAACGATTGACTAAGATCAGAGTTAATAATTTGCCGCTAATTAAAATATCAGACAACGGTAAATATCTTACATTCGATATGCCAAGACATACAGAGTTTGTAAAATCATTAGGCTTTCAAAGATTTAATTCAAGTAGAGCCTGGAAGTTATTAAAAGAGCATACAGCTCAAGAAATAAAAACAGATTATCTTTATAAGGATCTCGATCAATACGAGCTATTCGATAAGCTCTGTAGTTTGCCGAAAGAGCAGCTGCTTAACATTCCTGAAGATAAACTTATGTACAAATGGGTATTAAAAAATGTCAAGAAACATAGAAACTATAGTTAACGAACAATTAAAGATTGAGAAACACATTGTTGACATCTTGGATGATGCTGCATTTGCTGAGAGATTTCTTGCTAAACCTAATAACAATAGATGTCCGAGTATGTATCAATTACTTGAAACACATTACGATAAGAACGACTGGGGTTATCATTTAAGACCAAAGTTATCTTTACGTGCAACACCAAGACAAATGACCAGGTATGACTTAGCAATAGATATTATTTGTGAAATAGATTTAGATATATCAGATGATCCTAGAGTAGATCGTAAACTATTGTGGATGCGTGCTAATCGTTTTAAATGGACCAAGCTTGGAAAGTTTTTTGGTTTACATCGTACAACAGTTAAAAAAAGATATGAGAGTGTCTTAGATAAATTATCTAATAAGTTAAAAAAAAGCTTTGACAACTTCGACAAAATCTTTACTAAATAAATATATCCTTACAAATAAATCTTTTCACATCGTATAGGAAAAAATAATAATAGACGGATAAGAAATCAGCAGTATAATTAAACTGTAGTGATGAAAACAGTTTGTTAAAGATTAATTTTTTTTTACTCTTTTTTTTTATTCCAACAGATTAAGCCAACGAATGAAATTAAAACCTGATCGTTGCGAAAGCAATACAAGATCAAGCAACTACACTGTCCGTTGCAAAGCCAAAGGATTTTATTGCAGAAGTTCTAAAAAATTCAGATGTAAAAATCACGGTGGATTAAGTACAGGTCCACGAACTAAGCAAGGTAAATTAAAAGTTCTCAAAAATTTAAAACAGTTTAAAGATGTCTCAGAAATTACAACTGACAGACCAAGTGTCAGAAAATATTTGTCAAAAACTAATGCAAGGAAAACCTTTAACTCAGATATGCAGAGAGAAGGAATTGCCAAGCATAAGCGTAGTTTACAAATGGATTAGCCAACACCAAGAGTTTGCCAACAAGATAGTTCAAGCAAGAAAGATAGGATGTCAGACTTATCTTGATGAAATGATTACAGAGCTTGAGAATGCAGACAATAAAAATATTATGGTCGTGCGTGAGAAGCTACATCATTACCGTTGGTTAGCCTCTAAACTATTGCCAATCTACGGTGATAAGCAACAGATTGTACAAGACACTAAAGTAGAGATTACCTGGCAACAACCACAAGAGAAAGTGATTGAAGCAGAAAGTGATTAAACACCGTTGGTAGTTGCGGACAAAGAATGTCTCGCACACGTCATGGAGTTTGGAATTATTCTAAAGTAGAGTAGATCTACAAAGTTTTGCACCAAGCATGCACCAGTTTGTTTTATTTATATTGATTTACTTAGCTAGAGTGACTGCCTGACATGCAATAGTCAAAAAAGGTACAGCAAAAAAAAACATTTTTACGCAAGGTACCATACCCCAAATTTATGGCGCCACCTCTATTACGATTATATACCGATGAGCAACACACGCAAAAAGAAACAATTAGAAATACCTAACAAGTTTAAGAACGTATCAGGCTTTACAGTTACAACATTTAATAATGAGCTGATGATGGTCTTTAATGGATTTGAGGACCAAGACGATTTACCTGAGTTTGCTGATTTTGTATTTCAAAAAATAAATATGAAATACTGGGATAAAGATAAAATTCCTACAGTACACTAATGAAAATAACCATACCGTATTCGCCAAGAGAGCAACAAGCTTATATACATGGCAAGCTAGAGAAATATAGATTTTCAGTTTTGTGCTGCCACAGAAGGTTTGGCAAAACGGTGATGTTAATCAATCATTTAATTAAATGTGCGATGACAAACAAAAATCATAATCCACGATTTGCTTATCTTGCTCCGACTTATTCGCAAGCCAAAAAAATCGCTTTCGATTACTTAAAACATTACACCAGTAAAATACCTGGTACGAAGTATAACGAAACAGAGCTACGTTGTGATTTTATGAATGGCGCTAGGATCATGCTGTTGTCAGCAGAAAATCCTGATAGCTTAAGAGGAATTTATTTAGATGGTTGCGTAATTGACGAAACTGCTCAAGTGAACGCAGCTGTCGTTGATGAAGTAATTAGACCAGCACTCTCTGACCGTAAAGGATGGTTATCGATGTGCGGAACGCCAAAAGGAATGAATAATCTTTTTTATGATTATTACCTCAAGGCTCAGCAAAACGATGACTGGTTTTTATATGTAGCCAAATCATCAGACACAAAGCTTATAGACCAGGAAGAGCTAGATGCAGCGCTTCAAGTAATGGGTCAAGCTAAGTACAATCAAGAATTTGAATGCAGCTTTATAGGAAATATCACAGGATCTATTTATGGGGATTTACTAAATAAATTAGAGAATGAACGAAGAATTACTAGAGTGCCTTATGATCCGTCTCATCCTGTTAATACCGCTTGGGATGTTGGTTTTAATGATAGTACCGCTATTATTTTTTTCCAAGTTATTGGACATAGCCTTAACATTATTGACTTTGCTGAGGACCATAATAAAGCGTTTCCTTACTATGCTCAACTACTCAAGGAAAAAGATTATGTCTATTTAAATCATTATGGACCGCACGATCTTGAGCAAACTGATTTCGCTACTGGTAGAACTAAAAGAGAAGTTGCTTACCAATTAGGATTAAGATTTAAAATAGCTAAAAAGCTTTCAGTCGAAGATGGCATCCACGCAGTTAAAATGCTGCTACCAAGATGTC